GATCGCTGTAGCTCGCCTCGAATGGCGTGCGTGGTCTTGGCGCTGCCGTGTAGAATCTGTCCCATAGCTCCCTCCGCTGCGATGATGACAAATTTACACCATCACATGCTGGGACCAAACACCTAGGGCTTGGCGGCCTCGGCATTCCAGACCACAACCTTCGCGCGCGTGTCGGCGAGCATCTTGTCGAGTGCCGCACGATCGAGCACCTCGCCGCGCATCACGACCGTATCGATGGCGCGGGTCGCGGCAATATCGTCGAGCGGATTCTTCGACAGCAACACCAGATCGGCCGCCATACCCGGCCGAACCGCGCCATAGCGATCGAGCCAGCCGAACCATGCCGGCCCGGCGCGTGTTGCCGAAGCGAGCGCCTGCGCGGGCGTCAGCCCCTTTTCGACGAACAGTCCGATCTCGTCGTGCAGCCCGAAACCCGGATAGTTGAAGCTGTTGAGAAAGCCCGCGTCGGTTCCCGCGATGATCGGCACACCTGCCTCCGCGAGCATCGGCAGGATCGTCGCGACATCCTCGATCTGCTTGTGCCGCGCCGCGATCCCGGCCGCATCCGCCTTCGCCGCGCGCTCGATGCGCCAGTCATAGGTCTTGCGCAGCTTCGGTCCGATATAGGCGAGGCCCGCGTCCTTCGAATGATCGTCGCGGTCGAGGTAAGCGATGATCCGGCTGCCATTGAGCGTCGGGGTGACGAACACCCCCTTTGCGGCAAAGCGCCGATAGGCCGCCATCGCGGTATCGCGGTCGAACCCCGCATCGAGCCGCCGGTTCGCCTCGGCGCGGTCGATGCGCTTCGCCGCAAAATCGGCGGCGATCGCGGTCTCGTCCTTCGCCCCGGGATTGTAAGCATAATCGAGATGCTCGATAGAGCTGATCCCGGCGTCGACCGCCTGTTCGGTCGTCAGTGCCATCGGGATATGCCCCGAGGTCCTGAGGCCGAGCGCTTTCGCCCGCCGCAGCGCGTAAAGGAACAATTCGGGTTTCAACGTGCTGTCGGTGATCTTGACGAAATCGACCTTGTCGCGGTTCTTCAGGCGATCGAGCGCCGCATCGACATCAGCCTCGGTCCCGACCTCGATCGTGCCTTTCCACACCGGCGCGATGCCCTCGATCTTCGCGCCCGAACTCAGCAGGCGCGGGCCGAAGAGCTTGCCGGCGGCAATCTCGCCGCGCCATGCGAGCACCTGTTCGGGCAAATCACCCGATGCATCGCGGATCGTCGTGATCCCGTTCGCAACATAGAGCGGCAGCAGCGCCTTATTCTCTTCGATCAATTCGGGACCGCCGCCGAAATGAACATGCATGTCCCACAGGCCGGGGATCAGATAGCGCCCCTTGCCCTCGACCGTCCGCCCGGCGCGCCAGTCTTTGGCGATCGCGGTATCGTCGCCGACCGCAACGATATCGGCACCTTTCAGCACCACCGCCTGCGCATCGACCGTCTTCGCCGCCTCGACGTCGACAATTGTCACATGGCGAATGATGACATCCCCCTGTTTCGGCGCCGCGAGCGCGGGTGCTGCAAAGGCGAACAGCAGCGAAGCGAAGACAAGGGGCAGAGATTTCATGGGGCGACCTTTCCGAACTGGAAAGCGCCTTAGTGCCGCCGCGCCTGAAACGACAGGGGGAAGCGATGGTGGGCGCTGACGGGCTCGAACCGCCGACCCTCTCGGTGTAAACGAGATGCTCTACCAACTGAGCTAAGCGCCCCCGAAGGGATGTGCGCCCTGCCACAAGCCGTCGGTGCTGGCAAGCAAGACGCGCGCGTCAGAGCCAGCCGATGCGTTTAAACCGCCAAAAGAGGAGCGCGCAGATCACGGCTATCGTGCCGACGACCATCGGATAACCAAAGGTCCAGCCGAGTTCGGGCATATATTCGAAATTCATGCCATAGATGCCGGCAATCGCCGTCGGCACGGCCAGGATCGCGGCCCAAGCCGCAAGCTGGCGCGTAATCATGCCCTGGCGCTGCTGTTCGAGCATGCCGTTGGTTTCGATCACCGACGCGGCAATATCGCGCAGCCCGGTCAGGCGGAACTCGGCGCGCTGCACATGGTCCCAGATGTCGCGGTAGAACGGACGCACCGCGGGATCGACATTGGGAAGATCATCGTCGGTCGCGAGCCGGCCGGCGACTTCCTTCATCATCCCGACGAGGCGCTGAAAACGGATAATCTCGTGCCGCTGCGAATAAAGATGCCGAATCTCGGCGGCGTCGAGCGGCGTGTCCATCACGCTTTCCTCGACCGCCAGCATCCGGTCCTCGATCGCATCGATGACGGGGAAATAGCCATCAATGATGAAATCGAGCACCGCATAGAGGACATAATCGGGACCGTGAGCGAGCTTGCCGGGCAAGGTTTCGAGCCGCGCCCGGATGTCGGTGTGCGTGCGCGCCGACCCGTGACGGACGCTGACGAAGAAATGGGGGCCGAGGAAAAAGGCGGTTTCGCCCGGATGGATCGTATCGGCGTCGAGATTGGCGGTGCGGGCGATGACGAAAAGCTGGTCGCCATAGGCCTCAACCTTCGGCAGCTGGTTCGCCTTTAGCGCATCCTCGACCGCGAGCGGGTGGAGGCCGAAGCGTTTGGCAATCCCTTCAAGCTCGCCCGGCGTCGGCTCGTAAAGGCCAAGCCAGAAGAAATCGCCATTGTCACAATCTTCGGGAATCGCTTCGTCCGGACCGATGTCGCGGACGAGCTGGCCGTCATGATAAACGCGGGCGGCCATGATCGGCATCGGCAGAAACTCTCCTTGGATGGTCCCTCCCCTTAATGCGCACCGCGCCGAAGGGAAATGCGTTCAATCGTCTCTATTGGCGATATTGGTGAAAGCTGCCCATGCGGCCGGATGAGCCCAGTCGGGCTTCCAGCCCGGGATCGCGGTGCCGTCGGCACGCTTGCCGCTGCGCACCGCCTTCATCCCCGACTGCAACGCCTGCGCGCGCGATCTGTCGGGATCGGAGCGGCGCGTCATCAGCGTTTCGACCGTCAGCACTGCGGTCGCTTCGTCCGAAACGCGCCAGTGGCTGGCGAGCAGCGCGTCGGCGCCTGCGTAGAGGAACCCGCGCGCGAGCGCCGAGAGGCTGTCGCCGCCGCCTGAATTTTCCGCCGATGCAGTATTGCACGCCGACAGGATGACCCAGTCGGCCGACAGCGTCAGCCGCGCCGCCTCGGTCGCGGTCAGCAATCCGTCGTCGAGGTCGCTGGGCGCCGCGGGCGGCGTGAGCACGAGCCCCGGTTCGCCGAGCCCGAGGCCCGGATCGGGGAGCAGGCCGTGCGTCGCGATCGCGACGATATTGCTGGTCGACAGCACCGTGTCCTGCCGAAGCGCCGCTTCGGTCGCCTTGCCGTCGAGCGTCAGGCTGGCGGGCGGCGCACCGAACAGCTGGGCCATGGCGGCAAGTTCGACCTTCGTCCCGGGAAGCGGCGCGAGCCGGCGAAGTGCATCGGGGTCGGCGAGTGGCGAGCCGGCGGCTGAAACGCCATTGAAGACACCGACTCCGGCCGCTGCCCGCGACCCCGAGTCGCCGCCGAGCAGGACGGGGGCGCCATAGCCGCGAAAGCTTTCGCTGCGCCCGGCGGCGCGCGCTTCGCGTGGTAGCGTCAGCGCCGCGACCGAGGGGAGGCTGGTGAAGGCGAAGCGATCGGCGAGCCAGCCCGCGCGGGCAAGCGTGTCAGGGTCGGCGAGGTCGGCCCCTTCAGGCAGCGGCGTCGCCGACAACATCGCGAGCGGCAGGTCGCCGAGTTTTCCCGAACTCGCAACATAGAGGCGATTCGTTTCCTTCAGCAGCGGCTCGACCGGCTCGATCAGTTCTTTGTAGAGCGCGTGCGCCGTGTCGATGTCGAAGCGCCGATGTCCTTCCAGCTCTTTCACCGTCGCCGGCAGCGCATCGAGTTCGGCCTTCCGCGCCGCCGAGCAGGTCGCAAAGTCGACGTCGCAGCGCAGGTCCGAAATTTGCTTGAGAATAACGTCGATTTCCTTGCCCGGACGGCTCCAGCCGACCGCGTCCGGCGTGACGATGAAAAGGTGAAAGGTGTTCGCCGCCTCGGTCATCAGCAGCAGGGCTTCGCCCGGTCGCAACGCCTTTTGCGTACCGGCCAGCCCGATCGGGCGCGGGGACACAAGTTGGCGGTACGACGGATATTTCCTGTCGATCAGCGCGCTGACGTCGGCAAGCTCGGCCTGAACGCTGTCGAACTCGCCGCGCAGCCGGGCGGCTTCGACGGGCTTCCGGTCGCCGAGCGCGCGAAGCAGATTCTTGTCGATGAGATTGGCGCGCGCGGCGAGGTCCTGTTCCTGACGCACCGCTTCGGCCATTTGCGGCGTTTTCGCAGCGCCACGCGCCGCCGTCTGAAGCACCGCACGGCCGGCGGCGGAGCTGACCGCGTCCTGTGCGGCGCGGAAGGCGCGATCCTGAATCTGTGACTGTTCGGCCGCCCCCGGCGTGTCGCTCATCAATCCGAACGCCGCGTTCATATAGGTGGTGAAGACACCGCGATCGGGATTGGCCTGTTGCCGGTCGAGCCCCGACAGCGCGACCGCACTGCGACCCGCCGCACTCCGGTCGTTCCGGCGCCGCACGATCGCGACCGCTTTGCCCGCCGCCTGCTCGGCCTCTGCCGCCTTGCCCTGCCGCAGCAGGTTGGACGCAAGATTGTCGTAAGCGTAGGCGGTGTCGATATGCGCCTCGCCGACGTTGTGCTGCAGGATCGCGAGCGATTGACGGTAATAGGGCTCGGCCGCCTTGTCGCCGTTCGCGCCGCCGCCCCGGACCAGCGCCGCCGCGACGCTGTTATAGGCAACAGCGGTGAGCGGGTGATTTTCGCCGAGCAGGCGCCGACGGATTTCGAGCGCCTTGATCGTCATCCCGGCTTCCTCGGCATTGCGACCCAGACGACCAAGGGTCGATCCGAGGCTGAGATAGGCCCAGGCGGTTTCCGGATTGTCGTCGCCGAACTTCGCCTGAAAAATGCCGAGCGCCTGGCGCATCAATGGCTCCGCCGCCTCCGAACGGCCATCGTCGCGCAAATTATGGGCGAGGTTGATCAGGGTGGTGGCATAGGACGGGTGATTGACGCCGCCGACGCGTTCCTGGATTTCGAGCGCGCGCCGGTACATCGGCTCGGCCTCGGCATACCGGCCCTGCTGGTTCAGATTGTGCGCGACGTTGGCGTACAGGGTCGCGGTGCGCTCGCTGCTTTCGCCGAGCGACTGGCGCGTAATGTCGAGCGCCTTGCGCACCAGCGGCTCGATTGCGCTGGGCGGCAGGCCCTGCTTCTCCATGTTCAGCCCGAGATTATTATAGGCCTCGCCGGTCAGCGGGTGGCTTTCGCCGAGCATTTTGGACCGGATGGCCAGCGCCTTGCGATAGGCGGTGTCGGCATCGCCGAAACGCCCCGCAAGCGTCAGGCTGTGCGCGACCGCGGTGTATCCAAGCGCCGCCTCGGTGCTGTCGTCGCCCTTCGCGGCACGTGCCAGATCGAGCGCCTTGTTTGCCGCCGCCGACGCCTCGGCGTAGCGCCCCATGTCGCCGAAATTCACCGCGCTGTTATAATGGCGCAGCGAGAGGTCGGCGCCGGTCGTCCCCGGCAGGCTTTCGTCGATCACGCGCGCTTTTTCGAGCAGCGGCTCGGCCTCGTCGTAGCGCGCGAGGCTGCGCAGCACGACCGCCAGATTGGCGTATCCCGAGGCGGTTTCGCGGTGCTGTTCGCCGTGGACGGCCAAGCTGGCATCGAGTGCCTTGCGATAGAGCGCCTCCGCCCCCTTCATGTCGCCGAGTTCGGCCATCACCGACGCAAGGTTGCTCGTCGCGACAATCGTCTTCGGATCGCGTTCGCCCCTGGTCGCGGTGCGCGCGGCGAAAATCGCGCGGCGCAGCGGCAGCGCCTCGGCGGGGCGCCCCTGTTTCATATAGTTGGACGACAGGAAGGCGTAAGCTGTCAGCGTTTCGTCGTCGGTTTCGCCGAGTACCGTGCGGTTGATATCGAGCAGGCGCTTCCAGTAGCCCTCGGCCTCCCCCAGCTGGTTCTGGTCCTCGAGATTGCCGGCGAGCAGGCGGTAGCCGAGGCTGGTCAGCAAGCCGTCGGCACCGTAGCGCTTCGTCGCCTCACCGATCCAGCGCCGATAGACGGCGCCGGCCTCGCGCGTCTTGCCCGCGCGATCGAGCTCCATCCCGCTGTTGATGAGGTCGAGCATCTTCTGCTGGTCGCCGTCGAGTTCGGCCGGCGGCGCGTCCTGCCCGAAGGCGAGCGGTGCGGCGGTCCAGAGCGGCGCGGCGAGGAGAAGCGCGAGGAAGCGGAGTCGGCGGCTGGCCATAAGGCGGATTTCCCTGTTTCGACCCAACATACAGAATAGATTGGGATATTGTCACTTGTCGCGTACTTATGCCAGAGCGTGTAGTCGCGATGTGACGGGCATCACCGGGAACGCGCGCCGTCAGATATCGCGGCTGTCATACGCCCATTGCAGCAGGGCCTGCCGCTGCTTCGGCCGGCAGAAGGGATCGCCCGGCTCGCAATGCTTGCGGACCTGCGCGGCATGGCGCCGGAACGCGCGCCAGCGCGCGATCTGGCGACGATCCTCCCCGATCATCCGGCGACCCGAATAATAGCGGCAATACCATTGAAACCAGCCGCGCGGATCGTCGGGATGAATCCATCCCTTCTGAATCCACACGCGAAGCGGAACGCTGGCGCGAATGCCGAAATAGTTGAGCGAGCAGTCGGCACGTCCCGAAGCGAATTTGGCATGTTCGAACCAGCTCGCCGGAAATTCGGCGGTGCAATCGGTCATATATTTGCCACAGAACACGCCGAGTTCCAGCATCTGGGCGGGCGAGAGTTCGGGTTCGAAACGGGGATCGAACGCCTTCCCCATCGGCGCGGTGCGCGTATAGCGATAGCCCTGTTGCATCCGGTCGTTCACGACCACGTCCACGGCGTCCGTCATGCGACCGAGCCTAGCCGCCGCGATCAATCCGGACCATAGCTATTCGTCGAGCGCCTCGAAGTAGCGCGCAAGCGCTTCGCAAGCGCCTTCGGCCAGCGCGATGAAGATGCGGCGGCCATCGTGCGGATCGGCCTCGCGCAGGAACAGCCCGGCATCGGTCATCGTCTTGATCCACCGCAGCGCCGTCGTCGCGGGTACCGCGGCGGCGATGCACAGGCTCGACACCGATACCGGCTGGCGCTCGAGCCGCGCGGCATAGAGGTCGAGCAGCATGTCCCACGCCGGATCGGCGAACAGGTCGGCGGGGAAATATTGCTCGCGCATCCGCCGCTGGCGCAGCATCCGTCTAATCTGCTTGGCGCGTTGCCGGTCGAGCGCGCGCTCTTCGGGAACGAAGCTGCGCGGCATTGCCGCATAATCGCGCGACGGCGCGCGAACCTGCTCCGCATAGTCGGCCGGATCGGCGTCCCATGGCGCAAAGCTGGTCGGCGTGCCCGGAAGCCCGCCCCGCTGCCCCGCGAGATCGCCGAGAAGGCGCGAGATGCGCGCGACTTCCTCTTGCAGCCGGTCGATCCGCTCCATCGCATCGTCGCGTGCGACATCATGAACTATCCCGTGCCGTGTGCGCTGTGCGGCCGCGAGGGCAACGAGCTTGTCGGTCGGATCGGCATCGACGAGCAATTGAGCCTGAAGCGATGCGGGAATGGCCGCGACGATCCGGTCGAGCCCCGATAACGAGGTTTCGCAGATCAGGTTGCATCCCTGTTCGCCCGCCGCCGCGAAAATATCGGCCAGCATTTCGCCTTTTACCGCGTCCGCTGCCGCCAACCAGACGATATCGAGCGTATCGGCCTGCCGGATATGGTCCGCCGCCCGCGCCGCCGGGAGCGTTCCGGTCACGCGCATGTCGGGAAGGATAGAGGTGTCGGGCAGATCCGCCGGCGTCCCGACAAAGAGCAGCGGGGACGCGGCGCCTTTGAGGATCGGATCGTTGGCTTCGCGTCCGACCCAGACCTCGCCCGGATGAAAACCGCGTGCCGGAAGCGCCGACGTGTCGAAGTCGATTTGCGTCCTTTGGTCCATCATGCTGCCATCCCCGTTTCCATTGAAGGGGGACAGGAGTAATTGTAGTGGGGCCGTTGGCGGGATCAACCGGGATCGTGTGGGATTCTGCGGGGCAAAGTGACGGAAATCCGCGCTGCGCGGGTGTCCGGCCCAAAATTGGCGCGCGGCGAGCTGTGTCTATAGCGGTGGTTAATTTAGACAGCGCTGCGACAGGAGCTTTTAGAGTCGGGCGCCGGTGAGAAGGCGCGGCTCTTAGACGCTCATCAGACGCTTCTCAACGGCGGGAAAGCGCCTTCTTAGAAGGTCGGGCGTCATACCCGACCCGGCCGGGGGCACACTAAATCCTGTGTTCGGTTCCATCGGGAACCGGGCGGAAAGTTGCCCAGTTCGGGCAAGGGCGAATATCCCGGATTTCCGGGCGGCGGGCGCAGCCGACGCCGACTGGGCGAGTGCGGAACCGGGTCAGTTTTTCCCGCGGCCGATTGGGTGTATACACGGGCTATGAGCAAGCCCGCCCTGGAACGCGTCGCCCGCGCCCTATGCCGCGTAGAGGGGCATCCCGAGAATATCCAGTTCGAGGGGAAGCCGATGTGGCAAAGCTTTCTGCCCAATGCGCGGGCCGTGCTGGTCGAGCTGTAAAACCCGACCAACGCGATGGCCGAGGCCGGGGCGAAGTCCGCTTACGATCTTGTCCTAGACGTTGACGCGCATGGCGCGCGCACCATGTTTGCGGCGATGATCGACGCCGCATTGATCGACGGCGCCTGATGCCAAAACCGTTGCCGACCCTAAAATTTGGCAGGGAGGCTTGGGAACCCGCCGAAGGCGGACGGCGCACACGAGCCTTCCCAATGCATATTGACGCTTGAACCGCGGACGTGATGGGACTCCGATGACGCGATGATCTTGTGGGCACCCGTTTCACGATTGATCGTGTTGACGGAGAAAGACTTCTCGCTCGGGGAATCGATGCGTTCCTCGGACAACGTGAGCTGCCCTGCCTGAATGCTCGCGATGTCGTGCAAGACCTTACAATCTTCCTCGCACCATTTCTTCTGCGCAAGGTCGATCCTGTAGGTCGCAGCGTAAGGTTCGGAACTCTCTCCCGCCAAACTGCTCGAACTAAGCGATCCCGAACAGGTGAGATTGAACTGGGCGGCGGGCGCCGCTGCCAATGATGGGACTGCGGTAAGCGTCGCGATGGTGGCGAGGATGCGAAACATAAGAGGCCCTTTCATTTGACCAGGCGTAGCTGCGGGCGAACGCGAAGAGGGACGATATTGTTGTCGGTCTGCGCCTCTACCCACACCCACCTTTCGAGAATGTCAGCAGGAACGGTTAAATACACGATTTTCGGCCTCCGACGATCGCGGGACGCGTCGCCGCGGCGGATCGCGAATTCCTCAACTTCTTCGCGTGTCCAACGCCAAGGGCCGATACGGCGGTTGAAATAGGCCAAAGCATATTGCCGGACCTTTGCGGGGCGCCGCATCAGCCGTTGACGCCCAGGAGCCATTCCCCTTCCGCCTGTTCGAGGGCGTCGTGGTGTTCCCAACTCGCCTCGTCTTGGTTGAGGCGTTTCGACAAATCCTGCGGGGTGGAGAGTTTTCCGCCGCGGGGGTCGCTGCGAACTGCCCGCGCTAGATCGCCCACTACGTCCTTGCGGGCATGTTGTCCGCGCAGCCAATCGATGAAATTCGTGGTGGTTGCCGTCGTCATCGCTTCCTCCTGTTTCAGTCGATCTTGAGCGCTGGGGCAAAATGCTCCAGCGCTCGCCGAGTCGAGACGGGAATAGAACAAATTGAGAACATCGACAATCGGGCAGCATGTGCGAGGTGTCCCTAAAGCGGACGGGCGTATTCGCCGATTACCTTAGCGACGGCGATATATTGATCCTCTTCGTGGCCGAGGTCGCGGGCGGTGACCGTCTCCTCGCCGTCGTTGCCATCGCGCAGAGAATAGCGCGCCAGGATGATGCCGCCATTGATCCTGAACAGATAATATGCCCCGTGCATCATTCGCTCACCGGGCCGGTGATCCTTGCAGAACAACATCGTTCCGGCGTCGATGTTGAGAGCGTCGTTGCGCGTCGGCGCGCTGGTCATCCAAATCCCCGACGTGTCGCCCAAGCTGGAATAGAGCCAGTCCTTGCGCATAGCCGTGGTCGTTATCGGGGTGAGCTTGCCCAACTCGTCAATTTCGTAGGTCGAATACTCGGGGACCTCGACCCAATCCGCATCATTAGCATCTATCAGATGACCTTTTGGCGCAGCCGATTGTCCATCCACCAAGAACTCGACGGTAGTTTCGAGGGCTCTAGCGATTTTGACCGCATTGTCGGCGCGAGAAATCCCGCGTTGGACATAGTCACTCAACGTACTGGCCGGAATTCCGGTTTTTCCTGCCAGCCATCCGAAATCTCGATCGCCCAATAACTCGATTACCCGCTTTCCAACCGAATTTTCGGTTTGAACGGGTTGACGGCGTCGCTTCTTAACTATATCCGAGTTTTCGTTACGAACTTTCGGGCTTACCATAATGTCACTCGCTCACATGCACCGGGAAGATATCAAAGCCGCCCTTCGCAAGAGGTATGGCACGATCCGGCAATTCGAACTCGACCATGATCTTTCACGAGGAGCGGTCCACGAGGTCCTCCGCAATCGCCGTTGGGCCAAGGTCGAACGGGCGATCGAGCAGGCTCTTGGCGTTTCCGAGTCTCAATCCGAAAAAACGGATAGCAAACGAAAAGCCGTCACGCACGGTCTAAGTGCGGAGGCCAAATAGACATGGCCTCAAAACCCAAGGATATCGCGCCAGTCGTTGATCAGGTGCTGGAGCTGGACCCCGCCACGATCGACGTCACCGACCGGATAGGGCTGTTCTTTCCGGAGAAAGCTGAAGCCTATTCGGCGCTGCTCGCGCGGGATGGCCAGCATACACCTATATTCGTCCGCCGGAACGGCAGTCGCGCCAAACTTCCGTGGAAGCTCGTCGCTGGTAAGCATCGTCATGCCGGGTGTGTGATCGCGGGCATCGCGGTTCGGGCGCTCGTCGTCGAGGGCGACGAAGACGCGCTGAAAGCAGTCCAAGCGAGCGAGAATCTCGATCGCCGCGATCCGTCTCCGCTGGAACGCGCGATGCTGGTGGCCGCAGTGGCCGATGCGGCAAAGGCGCGCCTCATCAAGCTCCACGATGGAAAGTCGCAGCAGCAGATCGCCGCAGAAATCGGTGCTTCCGAGCGTCGGGGCAAAATGCCCCAACGCTCAGATGGCCGAGAAAGCAAGGTCCAATTCACGCCGGTCGAGAAGGCGGATGCCGAGGCCGAAAGCGCGGCGGATACGCTAGCTCAGGCTTATCGCTGGCGGGACGCAACGGCCGAGGCTTGCGGCATGGGGATCGACGCCCTCAAGCGCTCGCTCCGTATCTTCCGTATCCTCGTCGAACCGAACCGCGACCTTCTGGATGCCTTCAAGGACCATCCGGTCGCGTCCAACGCGAGCGCGCTGCTCGCGATCTGCGCGAAGGGCAATGAGCCGAAGAACGTCCGCGCCGTGCTGGAATGGCTGATCGCGAACCCCGCGGCCGCGACGGCCGACGAAGCGCTGGTCGCGCTGGAGCTGATGCCCAGTCGCGGCGGCACGGGCGCGCCCGCGACCGGGGACACGAAGTTCCTCAACGGGCTGCAATCGAACCTCCAGCGCCTGTCGCTGAACGGCCAGCGGCGTGCGGCCGAAGTGATCGCACAGTCGATCACGCCATCGGCGCTGGTCGCGGTGCGCGACGCCATTTCGGCGCGGATCGCGGCGATGGACGGTGAAAAATCGAAGGGAGAGAAGGCATGAAGAAGGTCGATGTGACCATGGTCGCGATCGCGATCCGGACGGCGCGCGATATCGCCGACAGCTTCTCGGACAAGCTCGGCTATGATGGCTCGGACGGCGCATATGACCGGGGCCGGCAGGCCAGCGCATCCGCGAAAAACCAGCTCGAAGACTTCGGGTTTACTGTGCGCGACGATTACCGCGGCCATGCGGTGAGCTTCGGCGGGGTGCGCGCGACATGCACCGGCGGTCTGCTTGGCGCGGTCCAGAATTGGCTACGCAAAGCCGAAGCCAAGATCGGAGACGCGGCATGACGGGCGCTTCGCAAGGCTGGCGCGCGGGCGATTTGGCCGTGTGCCTGGGCAACGGCGACTGGTGGAAGGATGCGAACGGCGCCGCTTCGCAAGGCCCGGCACAGGAGCAGATCGTGCGCGTCGCCTGCGTGGTTTTCGGCGTCGATGGATATGACGACGGGATCGGGCTGGAGTTCGACGGCTGGCCCAACGAGCTTTATCCCGCCCGCCTGTTTCGCCGCATCGAGCCGGATCATAGCGCCGCCGATGACGCCGAGCTCGTCGCCCTGATCAAGGGTGCGCGGGTTGGAGCGCGGGCATGACCGAAGCGACCGCTCACCTCGAATATCGCCTGCGCATCCTGCCGACACAGCTTGCACGGGCGCGCGAACGCTATCGCCACCTGCTGGCCGAAGCGACGCAATACCGCATGGCCGACCTGCTTGCCGAAGAGGCGCAGTTGATGGCCCAACCCCTTGTTCCGGCCTCGGCCGGAACGGCGCGGCGGCAATCCCCCCCTGCCGCCGCGTCAACCCTTTTCGTCGAACAGGAGGCGCGCTGAGATGGCGCACACGCTGATCAATATCGCGTTCGTAGCGGTCGGCCTGATCGGGCTGGCCGTCATGGCGATCACGATCCTGCACGCAGACGGGAGGCTCTGATGGGCAATCTTCGTCCCGCCCCCGCCGAGCTGACGCCGCAACGCGCCGACGCGTTGATCAAGGCGATCGACGCGCATGACGGCGTGGCGCTGCTGCGCCGGATCGGCTTGTCCGCTAGCGAGATCGCGACAATCCGCCGCATCGCGCGGCGGCAGGGTGTTAAGCCGCTCTATGTCGCAACCACGCTGCTTAGCGCCGCCGTCGAAGCGGTGAAGGCGCAGAGCTGATGGCCAAGGCCCGCGCCATCAACCAGCTCGCCTTTGCGTTCGAGGCACCGCGTCCGGCGACGCACGCCGCGGCGCTGGCGGGCATGGACGCGCGGGTCGCGACGACGGTCGGCGAAGCCCTGAACAGCGCGGGTCGCGACCGTGCGATCATCGCCGCCGAAATGAGCGTGCTGCTCGACGAGACGGTCACCAAGGACATGCTCAACGCATGGTCGGCGCCGGGCAAGGAGAAGCACAATATCAGCTTCTCGCGGATGCTGGCGCTGGTCTCGGTCACCAAGCGCTTTGACCTGCTCGACCGCGAGCTGCGCGAGATCGGCGCGGCCGTCCTGGTCGGCGAGGAAATCCACACTGCCCGCCTGGGCCACCTGAAAACCAAGATCGCCGAACTCCAATCCGAGGCGCGGGGCCTCGAACGCATGGGGTTGGCGCAGCCTATCGAGAGGGGCCGGGGGGAATGCTGATCCAGAACAAGCTGTGGTTCACGGCAAGCGAGCTGGAAGAATTGCAGCTTTCGGGCCTGCCGAAGCGGAAGCGCGACATCAACCGGATGGCCGATGCCGAGGATTGGAAGCTCGCCGTCGACGCGGGCGGTTCGCCGCTGGCGCGGCGCCATTCGGGCCATGGCGGCGGGTTCGAGTATCATATCAACCTGCTGCCCGCCTCGGCGCGCGCCGATCTTGTCCAGCTCGGCCAGATCGGTGACGGCAGCACGCGGTCCGAAGCGGGCGAAGGCACGTCGAGCCTGTGGCAGTGGCTGGAGCGCCAGCCCGAAGCCGTGCGCGCCGAAGCGCAGCGCCGCGCGCATATCCTCGCGCGCGTCGACCTGTTCGAGGGAACGAACATGCCGCGATCGCAAGCGGTCGCGGCGATCGCTGCCGCCGAGGGTGTGAGCGTCGGGACGATCTGGAACTGGCGGCGACTGGTCGAGGGCGTCGCGCCCGCGGACCGGCTGCCCGCCTTGGCGCCGCGCCGTCAGGGCGGCGGCGTCGAGGCCGACATAGACCCCGAACTTTGGACCGAGCTGCTGTCGGACTATCTGCGCCCGTCGCAGCCGCGGTGGAGCGAGAGCTATCGCCGGATCGAGGAAGACATGGCGAAGCCGCGGGGAAAGACGATGCCGCACAGCCGGACGCTGTGGCGCAAGTTCCAACGCGAGGTTCCCGAACAGGTTGTCGTGCTGCGGCGCGGCGGCGAAGAGAAGCTGCGCCGGATGCTGCCCGCGCAAATCCGGTCGGTCGCCGATCTGCACGCGATGGAGCTGGTGAACATCGACGGCCACCGCGTCGACGTGTTCGTCCGGATGCCCGACGGGCGAATCATCCGCCCGACGATGATCGCGATCCAGGACGTCTATTCGCGCAAGTTCCTGAGCTGGCGGTTCGCCGAAACCGAGGACATGGTCACCGCGCGGATGGTGTTCGCCGACCTGTTCGCGAAATGGGGCATCCCCAAGGGGCTGCTCGCCGACAACGGCCGCGCATTCGCGTCGAAATGGCTGACGGGCGGCGCGAAGACGCGCTTTCGCTTCAAGATGCGCGACGAGGACCCGCTGGGCCTGCTCGTCAACCTTGGCATCAATATCCACTGGGCCAAGCCCTATCGCGGCCAGTCGAAGCCGATCGAACGGGGCTTTCGCGACCTGTGCAGCCAGCTCGCCAAGCGGCCCGAGTTCGAGGGTGCCTATACCGGCAACAAGCCCGATGCGAAGCCCGACAATTACGGGTCGAAGGCGGTCGATTATGACCAGTTCGTCACGATCTGGAACGCCGGGATGGAGGCGCACAACCGCCAGCGCGGGCGCCGTAGCGAGATGGCCGCGGGAACGCACAGCTTCGACGAGGTGTTCGAGGCGAGCTATGCCCGCGCGCCGATCGGCAAGGCGACCGAAGAGGCGCTGCGCCTCGCCCTGTTTGCGGCCGACAAGAAGCGCTGCGACCGGAACAGCGGCGCGATCGAGATCGAAGGCAATCGCTATTGGACCGAAGAGCTGGCCGATATGCGCGGCAAGCTGGTGACGGCGCGCTTCGACCCCGAAAACCTGCACGCGCCGATCCACGTCTATGACATGGCCGGGCGCTTCATCGTCACTGCGCCGGTGTGGGAGGCCACGGGCTTCCTCGACATGGGCGCCGCGAAGAAGCGGCAGCGGCAGGAACGCGACTGGAAGAAGAAGACGAAGGCGGCGGTTGAAGCGCTGGACCTGCTCAGCGCCGAAGAACTGGCCGCGCGGATGCCGACCCGTGGCGGCGAGGAAAGCCGCCCGGCACCCGGCGCGTCGCGCATCGTCCGCCCGCGCGGGCAGACGATCGCACAGCTCAAAACCGTCTCACAAGTCGCTGAGAACCCCCTGATCACCCCCAATGGCGAAGCGACGATCGACCGGCTTGCCCGCGCGGCCGAGCGGCAATTGCGCGCCATCGACTGAGGAGAGAGACGTTGAACAACCCCGAAGATTTTCCCGTCGACGAAGACGAGCTGCGCGCCTGGATCAACGAGCGCCGCGGCCGCACCGGCATTTCGTGGAAGGGGATCGCCGACGAGAGCGGTATCGCCCAAGGCACCATCTCGACCTGGGCGACCGGAGCTTATGCCGGGAACGGCCAGAATGTCGCGAAGAAGGTGTTCAAATATCGCCAGTTGCTCGCATCGCGCGAGGATCAGGCAGCAGAGGACGAGGCCGCGGGCCTGTCGAACGGGCCCCATTACATCGAGACGAAGACCGGACGGCGCCTGAAAGGGCTGATGATCCGCGCGCACACGGGCAGCAAGATGACCTATGCCGCGACGGGTTCGGGCCTTGGCAAAAGCCGGGAGGCCGAGAATTACTGCGCCTGCGTTGCGGGCGCCTACATGATCACGCTCGATCCGGTGACCAGAACGCCGACGGCGGTGATGGAGCAGGTGCTTCGTGCGCTCGGCGCCCGCCCCGGAACAAGCTGGGCGCGGCAAATGTCGGCGCAGATCATGGACCTGGTGCGCGGCAAGCGCCGCCTGTTGATCGTCGACGAGGGGAACTGGGCGCTCTTCGAGACGCTGGAGCTGTTCCGCACGTGGAATGACCTTGCCGGGCTTGGCATCTGCCTGCTCGGCAATGAGGAGCTGCACAAGACGATCCGCACGGGTGCCGGGCTGTCGCAACAGCATAGCATCGCGCGCCTCAATCGCCGGATCAGCCAAGGCCATCTTCAGGACATGTCGCTCGACGAGGATATCGAAGCCTATCTCGATGCCTGGAAGATCGAGGACGCCGAGGGCCGCGCGCTGCTGAAGCGGGTCGGCACGACTGCCGGGACGGGCGGTCTCGGCGAGATCAACGAGATCATCGAAAACGCCGCGCTGCTCGCCTTCGAGGACGGGCAGGCACTGACCCACGGCCATTTGCGCGAGGCGATGGCGGCGCGCGCCACCAGCTACCTCCGCACCCGAACCTGACCCCCAAAGAGGAGAATGAGCATGTCTGGAAAACCCCGTTGGCTGGCAGTCTACATCGACCACGGCAACAACACTCGCGCGGCGATGATCGCTCCTAGCGATCCCATGTCTTTCCCGTTCGGCGTGGACGCCGGTGCCCTCAACCTTCCCGACTACAATCCGGGCGGCGCCCTGACCTTGGTCGAGATGCCCGACGATCCGGAGTTCCGGCCAATGATCGTCGATTGCGACACCGACGAGGAAGCCCCGTTGCACTTCATCGACCTTTGAGGAGAATGACATGACCGAAGTTACCGCCAATATCAGCGTCGCCAACCCGAGCGCCCCCGCCGTCGTCGAGGTCGCGGGCAAGCGCTATATGCACGATGCGAAGCGCAACCTTGTCCCCGTCGAGACGATCCGCCCCGCCGATCTGCTGATGGACGAAACGGTGCGCAAGATCACGGGCTTCGCCCGCGAGCTGTCGGCGCAGATCGCCCGGTTCAAGGGCCACACGTTCGAGGATGTGAACGGCCTTCAGGCGCTGCTCGCGCAGGACTATGACACCAGCGTCGGCGGCAAGAAGGGCAATATCCAGCTCTCGACCTTCGACGGCTGCCAGAAGGTGCAGGTGCAGGTCGCCGACCTGATGGAGTTCGGCCCCGAGCTTCAGATCGCGAAGACGCTGATCGACGAATGCCTGTCGGAATGGTCGGCGGACAGCCGCGTCGAGCTGCGCGCGCTGGTGAACCGCGTGTTCGCCGTCGACAAGGAAGGCCAGATCAACCGGGCCGAGCTGTTCATGTTGCTGCGCGTCGAGATCGCGGACGAGCGCTGGCAGAAGGCGATGACCGCGATCCGCGACAGCATCCGCGTGATCGGATCGCGCACCTATGTCCGCTTCTATGAGCGCGATGCGCCCGACGGCAAATGGCAGTCGATCAGCATCGATCTGGCGTCGGTGTGATGGGCGCCGCCGTGATCCAGTTGCCGCTCTGGCGTCAGGTGCCGCTTCCCGCGGCGCCGGTCGCGCCAGCGCAGCGGCTGCCCGCGATCCCCGTCTTCGTGGCCGGGCGCGCGAACCGCCGCCCGGACTGTCACTGCGAGGCCTTCACGGTCGGCCGCGTCACCGCCGAATGCGCGGGATGCGGCGGGCCGCTGGCGCTCGTCCATTCGCGGAGGATCATGTGATGGGCCGCGAAGGACATGGCGCCACGCGCGCGGAAGCCGAAGTCATGGACCTCTTTGATGCCGGTGCCGGGGTCGAGAATATCCATATCATCACCGGTCAGAAGCGTGAGCGCATCAAGTATTTGATCAGCGTCCTAGGCGTGACGGCGCACGAGCCGTGGAAGGTCGACGCGGAGATCGGAAGCGCGGCCTTGCTCGCCGCCTTGCGCCGACATCACCCCGAGCGCTGCGGAGCTGCATCGTGAGCGCCTTCAGCTCGGTCCGTGATCGCATGGTTCATGCCGGGATGATCGACGGCGCCACCGGGCGCCTGACCGCTGTCGGCGTCGCCTACACCGATCGCCTGATCGCCGAGCTGAAGACTGCCCCGCCGCCGCCCGATGGCGTGCGGCCCCATCCCGGCGCGCGCCTGCCCGGCGTGCGGTGGAACACGCAAAGGACAGGAAAATGAGCGCAGCCATCAAGATGATCCATGTCGCCAAACGCGAACTGGGGATCGACGATGATGATTATCGCGTCCTCCTCGGCCGTGCGACGCGCGGCGCGACGACATCGCTGAAGAAGATGACCGACGGGCAGCTTCAGGACGTGATCGGCGAGATGAAGAAGCTGGGCTTTGTCCCGACCTCGAACGGGCCGGGGCGCAAGGTGAAGGGGCCGTTCGCGCCCAAGCTGCTCGCGCTGTGGCTGTCGGGCTGGAACCTCGGCATCGTCCATAGTCAGGAAGAAAAGGCGCTGATCCATTTCGTCGAGCGGCAGACGGGCATCGCGCACGTCCAGTGGCTGCGCGATCCGCGCGACGCGGCGAAGGCGATCGACGGGCTGAAGCTGTGGATCGCGCGCGAAGCAGGCGTCGAGTGGCCGAAGTCCACCGCCGCGACGGGCCGCGAATACAAGGTCGCGGTGATCGCGGCGCAGCATCGGCTGCTCGGCTTCGATTGCGACTATGCCGATAGCCCGGCCAATTCGGATGCGCAGCTCGACAAGATCATCGCGGCACTCGGCGCGCGGATCAGGGAGGCTAAGTGATGGTCGCCTACAGCTTCAAAGCGCAGTTCGCGGAGCCGATCGTCACCGGCGCCAAGTGCCAGACGGTTCGTGGCGATCGGCGTCGCCACGCTCGCCCAGACGAAGCGCTCCAGCTCTATACGGCGATGCGGACGAAGCATTGCCGGAAGCTGCTGACGCCCGATCCGGTCTGTGTCGATGTCCGCTCGATCCATATCGGCATCGGCTCGCGCGATCCGCAGATCATCTCCGAGATCGCGATCGATGGTGTTCGCCTCGATGACGAGGAGATCGAAGCCTTTGCCGTCGCAGACGGGTTTGGTGCAGCGCTTGCCGACGGCTTCGCACGGCGGCGGATGGGCGAGTTCTGGCTCCAAAATCACGACTGGAACTGGAACATCTTCAAGGGCGTCGTGATCCGCTGGGAGCCGCCGCGGTGAAGATGTCCAAGCCCACCCGCGCCGACGAGCTGCGCCGCCACCGCGCGATCTTCGAATATGCGCGCGAGCACGGCCTGTCGCTGATCGACGCCGAGAAGGCGCTGGTGCGGCTGGCATGGGAGGCTGCGAATGAGCGGCTGCGCATCGTGCGCCAGTGCGGCCGTCGCGTCGGCCGAAGCCATGCGGCTGCCGTCGTCGAAGCGATCGCCGAGCAAGGCCGCTCACTGGGGCTGGATTTTGATCGCCCGCCGCCCGCCGATGCACCTTGGATGATGAGGGATTGATTATGACCGGAAAAACTTCTCCTGAAGCCGAAGAGGGGCGCGCATGGTTCGCGATCCTCGGCGGCATTCCCGCGATCCTTGCTTGGCTCGCATATGGGCTATGCTGGTTGCTGGAGCCGCGGCTTGCCGGTGGACAAGATCCGCTGCAATGGGCCGGCTATGCTGCGGGCGCCTGGTATCTGATCGTCGCTACTTTCGTTGTCGGGCCGGTGATCCTCATATGAGCGGCCCCCGTCTCTCCGATCATGCTGTGCTTCGTTTCCTTGAGCGTTCGGGCGTCCAGGTCGAGCAACTCCGCGCGACGCTCGAATCGGCGCTGGATCGCGCTGGCCGCGCCGCGGCCGAGCTGGAGGCGAGCGAGTATCTGATCGTCATCGACGATCTGACCTTCGTCGTTCGCGGCGGCACGGTGACCACGATCCTGCCCGAGGGGTCGCCGGGCGCCCGCGCCCGTGCGCTCGCCGCGGGATATCGCCGGTAAGACATGACGACGCTGCCTCCCTTGCTGGCGGAGATCGCCGAAGTGGCCGGGGAAGAGGCCGCGCTGGCGCTTGCCCAGGCGTGCGGGGGAACGCGTATTTATATTCCGCCAGTGATCGCTCCCGATCATTGGATCTCGAAACTGATCGGCCATGAGGCGGCTTCGCGCGTGTGCGACCGGCTGACCGCCGGCCTTGCCGGGCGGCGCGTCGACCTGCCACTCGGGCCGACCGGCAACAATGCCACCTTTCGGTCGATGCAGGCGCACGCGGACCGCATGATCATGGCCGGGCGCTCCGAACGTGACATCGCGCGGGCGACCGGTTACACGACGCGGCAAGTGCGGCGGCGCCGCGCCGCGATCCGCGATGATCGCCAGATGAGCCTCCTCTAAGCGCCTTCTTCTTCGCTGCCGGACATATGTCCGGGGCGCAGCCATCCCCCATCGCAGACTAGGCCGTTCCTCGACACGGCGCGCACGGCGCGCCTTTCGATTTGGAGGAGCGTGGCGATGCGACTGGGTCATTGGGGAATGAGTCTGTTTTCGCTGTTGGCCTCGCCCGCGATGGCCGCAGCGCCTGCGGGTCCCGCAATCCAGGGGCGCAGTGGCACGTTCTTTGTCGACGAGCTTCCATGGCGCCGCGGCTCGCGCCATCCGCACCCCGGTTATCGCAGCCGCGGCAAGCAAGCCCGTCCGCGCAAGCGCTCGAACCGCCTTCATATCAGCCGCCGCGTCCGTCGCGCGCACCGTCGGAGCAAGGCGGCATGAAGACGGTCCTGCAACTGATCGACGAGGTCATCGACCGCGAGGGCGCCTATGTGAACCATCCCGCCGATCGCGGCGGGCCGACCTGCTGGGGCATCACCGAAGCCGTGGCGCGCCAGAATGGCTATCAAGGGCCGATGCGCAACCTGCCGCGCGAACAGGCGGCGGAAATCTATCGCAAGCTCTATTGGCTGAGGCCCGCGTTCGACAAGGTCGCGGCGCGCGCGCCGACGCTCGCCGCCGAGCTGTTCGATACCGGCATCAACATGGGCACCGCCATCGCAGCCGGCTTCCTTCAGCGCGCGCTCAATGTGCTGAACCGGTCGGGGCGCGACTATCCTGATATCGCTGTCGATCGCGCGGTGGGTCCGCGCACCCTCAATTCGCTCGACGCCTTCTTGCGGGTTCGCGGACGCGCCGCCGAAAGCGTGTTGCTGAAGGCGGTCGAGGCGCTCCAGGGCGAGCGCTACATCGCGCTCGCCGAGAGGAACCCGAGCCAGGAGGCCTTTGTCTACGGCTGGCTCGCCAACCGGATCGGCAACGCGGGATGAGCGTCGTCGCCTCCAGCGCGATCGTCGCGGCGGTTCGCCGCTTCTGGTGGGTCCTGCCGCTGGCCGCGCTGTTCGCATGGGCGATGATCTTGCGCGCCGAGAAGGCTTCGCTCGCCTCCGACCTGCTCGCCGAACAGAACGCCCACAAGGCCAGTATCGCCTCTTGGGATGCGGCGGTGAAGACGGCGCAATTGCTCGACTTGGAGAACAAGCGGTTTGTCGAGGAGCGGCAGGCCGAGGAAAGCGAAAGGATCGCCGATGACTATGAAGCTCGCATTGCCGATGCTCGCGCTCGCGCTGCTGCCAGCGTGCGCGCCCAAGCCGCCGCAGCCGATCAAGGCGGTCGCGGAAGCGCGCCAGTGCCCGGCCTTCCCGATCCCGCCCGGCGCATTGATGAAGCGGCCTGCGAAGCTCGACTTCCTGCCTCCCTCGATGCCGCCGATGCGCTGACCGCGACCGAACAGGCGATCCAGCTCGACGCGCTGATCGACTGGGTCGAGGCGATGCCGCGCGTGACAGTGGACACCCCGCAATGAGCGAATTCCTGCGCGAAGTCTTCCTGACGCTCGGTGAGCTGGCCCTTGTGCTGCTGTTCCTGTGGGGCGCGGCCGGGATGTTTCAATTCCTGAGGGGACTGATCTTCGGTCCCCTCGCTGCAAAGAAGGACGAAAGGCATGACTAGCGGCGGCGTAAAGCCCTGGTGGAAGTCGCGGACGATCTGGGCGGCGCTCGGCGTCTTCCTGATCACGATCGCGCCCGAACTTGGGCTGTCGAGCGAGGATGCGACCGGCCTGGGCGGTGCGGTCGGCGATATCGTCACCGGGGCGCTCGCGCTCGCCGCGATCGTCGGGCGGCTTCGCGCCAGGGACCGCATCGGCGCACCCGGTCCCGACGTCTGATGTATCTCGCGGGCGAGCGGTCGATCGAGCAGGCCGAGGCGATGGTCACGGCCGAGCGCGACAAGGCGATCGCCGACATTCGCGCGCAGCTCGCCGAGCCGGGCGCCGACGTCTGCGGGGATTGCAGCGACGAAATTCCGAAAGAGCGCCGGGCGGCGATGCCGTCGGCCCGGCGCTGTGCAACGTGTGAAACCCGCCGCGAGCGCGCGGCAAAGCGGGGGTGGTAATGGATTTTGACGCTTTCATGCGCTGGGCCGGTGCGGTCGCCCTGGCGCTGACGATCATCAATACGGCGTGGATCATGGCGGGGCGCGGCGCGAAGCCGTTCACCGAACGCCAGAACAAGCACAGCGACGATCTGAAGGATCATGATCGGCGCATCCAGGCGCTGGAGGGCGAAGCAAAGCACGCGCCGACAGGCTCTCAGGTCACCGACCTGCGCCTGTCGGTCGAGCGGCTCGACGGCCACGTCAAGCGGCTGGAAGAGTCGATGGCCGGCCTGACGCACACGGTGCGCAGCATGGATGCGTTCCTGCGGAGCGAAAAGGCATGAGCTGGCAGGAGAAGGTTGCGCTGGACGCACGCTTCATCATCCTGCGCGAGCTGGCGCAGCAGACGGACGGCGCGCTCAATTCGGTGTCGCTGCGGCGAGTGCTCGACGTCTATTTCATTCGCCCGGTCGAGTGGATCGATACGCAGCTCGTGAAGCTTGCGGCGCTGGAGGCTATCGAGCTGACGCGCGCTGGCGACGTCGCGATCGCGAAGATCACGCCCGCGGGCCGCGACCACATCGACGAGCGGTCGATCATCTCCGGCATCACGACGCCTTCGGAATTTCGCTGACATGACCGCGCCCGGCGACAAGGAGCGGCAGGAAGGCCGCGGGCGCCTGTCGTCGATCGACCTGCTGCCCGAGGAAGCTGAGCCCGATATTGTCTGGGCGCTGGAGCAACTGCGCCTGCGCGAAAAGCCGGCGAAGATGATCCTCGTCGAATTCAACGCGCGCCTTGCCGATCGCGGCATCGCCCCGATCAGCAAGTCGGCCTGGGGCCGCTTTTCGATCCGCAAGGCGCTCCAGTTCCGCAAGCTCGACGAGGTGCAGGGCATCGCGCGTGAACTGGTCTCGTCGCTCGGCACCGATCGGGCGGACGATGTCACGGTGATGGTGGCCGAGCTGGTGAAGCTCCAGGCGTTTCAGCTCCTCGAAGGCGGCGATCAGTCGAGCAAGGGGATCATGGAAATTTCGCGCGCGCTGAATACGGCGGTGAGCGCGCAGCGCGGGTCGGATGAATATCGCCGCCGCCTTGAACAGCGCGTCGCCGCCCAGGTCAACGATGCCGCCGATCGTGTCGAGAAGGTGGCACGCGAAGCCGGTCTCAGCGCCGAGCGCGCAGCCGAGCTGCGTCGCGATTACCTTGGCATCAAGCCGAAGCCCGATCAGCCTGTCGAGCGTGGGGATGACGAAGGGTGAGCCAACCCGAAATCCTCTCCGACGAATTGCCGACCGCTGATCAGCCGCCGCCCCGGTCGCCGATCGACGATCTGATTTCGGGGGGCGTGCCGTCCCCCGATCTCGACCCCTTGGCCGATGGCATTCTGATGAAACATCAGAAGGAATATCTTGAGGACCAATCAGACCTGAAGCTGGTCCGCAAGGGGCGGCGAACGGGCTTTACCTTCGCTGAAGCGCTGGACAGCACGATCATTGCCGCGACGGCAAAGAGCGAGGGCGGCGACAGCACCTACTATATCGGCGACACGAAAGACAAAGGACTGGAGTTCATCGCGACATGCGCCGGCTTTGCCAAGCATGTTGCGAAAGAACTGCTGACGGTCGGCGAATTCATGTTCGACGATGTGCAGCCGGACGGATCGACGAAGCAGATCGCGGCCTATCGCATCAGGTTCGCGTCGGGCTGTGTCATCGTCGCGCTATCGAGCAACCCGGCGAACATTCGCGGCCTTCAGGGTCGCGTGGTGATCGATGAAGCTGCGTTCCACAAGAATGTTGCGGCGGTCATCGACGCGTGCAACGCGCTGCTGATCTGGGGCGGTGTGATCCGCATCATCTCCACTCACAATGGCGCTCTCAACCCGTTCAACGAGCTGATCAAAGAGACCGAGGCTGGGCAGTACGACTATAAAATTCACACCGCGACGTTCGACGATGCGGTAGCCAACGGCCTGTACGAGCGCGTCTGCCTGAAGCGCGGTTGGACGCCGACTGTTGCGGACAAAGAGAAATGGTATCGCAAGGTCCGTCGCTCTTACGGCACCCGCGTCGAAGCGATGCGCGAGGAGCTGGACGCGATCCCGCGCGAGGGCGACGGCGTCTTGTTGCCGCTCGCGTGGATCGAGGCGTGCAGCTCGACCGAATACAAGGTGCTGCGCTGGGAGCCACCCTATGCAGGCTTTGTCGACATGCCGGAAGCCGCGCGGCGCGGGGAGATGGCCAATTGGCTGGTCACCCATGTCTTCCCCATCATCGCGCGCTTCGGAAACCAAGCGCTCGAATGGTTCCTGGGCGGGGACTTCGCGATGCGGCAGGATCGCAGCTCCTATCCGTTCGGCTATGTCGGCGAGGATTTGAGGCGGCACGTCCCCTTTCTGATCGAGCTTCGCAACTGCCCCTATGACCAGCAAAAGCAGGCGTTGTTCTGGGTGGTCGATCAACTGGAGTTGATCGGGACGTTCGGCGGCGGCGTTCTCGACGCCAACGGCAACGGCATGGTGCTCGCCCAGGAGAGCCGGCAGAAGTTCGGCGCCGATAGGATCGTCGAGCTGATGCCGTCCGATGCGTCTCTGCGCGAATCGACGCCGCTGTTCCGCGCCGCGTTCGAGGACAGGACGATGCTGATCCCCGCCGATATCAACACGCGCAACGACCTTCGCCAGCTCCAGATCATCGGCGGCGTCGCGCGCGTTCCCCGCCATGTCCGCACCGAGGGCACCGATGGCGGGAAGCGGCACGGCGACAACGCCGTGTCGCTGCTCAATTTTCACACGGCGACGAAGCGCGGCGGCGGGCAGCGTTGGCGCCCGCTGGTCGATGCGCCCTCGTCGCCCTCGAAACTAGACCAGGATTGGATTCCGGCATGATCGGCCGCTTCGTCAAAGCCGTTCGGGCGACGCTCGACAATTTCCGCCACGGCGGCACCTCGTCCTTTTTTGGCGCGCTCTTTCGCCGCACGCGGTTCGATTACCGCAAGGAAGTCGGCGACTGCCTGGATGCGTCGGTGGTCATGGCGCCGGTGCAATGGGTGCAGCGCGCGCTGCCCGAAGGTGAGCTGAAGGTTCAGCGCCGCAAGAAGGGCGGCGACGTCGACGACGTGCCCGATCACGCGATGTTGACGCTGATCCAGACCCCGAACCCCTATTACGGCGATATCATGCTGTGGTGGGGCTTCGTGCTCAGCATGATCATCGACGGCAATGCCTATTGGATGATCGTCCGCAACAGTCTCGGCCGACCCGCCGAGCTGTGGTATATCCCGCACTGGATGCTGGAGCCGAAATGGCCCGCCGACGGCAGCGTCTTCATCTCGCATTATCTCTACACGCCGGGCGGCGGCGCCGCGCCGATGGAGATCGCGCCCGAGGACGTCATTCATTTCCGGCACGGCATCAACCCGCGCAACATGCGCAAGGGCCTGTCACCGATCGACCCCGCGCTGCGCGAGATTTTCTCGGATCTCGAAATCAGCAATTTCGTCGCGGCGCTGCTCCGCAACATGGGCGTTCCCGGCATGGTCATCAGCCCGAAGGGCGGCGCTATGCCGACGCCGGCCGACGTCGATGCGACCAAATCCTATATCCAGTCGCAGTTCAGCGGCGACGGGCGCGGGCGTCCGCTTGTCCTGGGCGCGCCGACCGAGGTCAGCCAGTTCGGTTTCAACCCGAGCCAGATGAGCGTGAACGACGGCCGCGACGTCGCCGAGGAACGCGTCTGCGCGTTGATCGGCATTCCCGCGGCGATCGTCGGCTTCGGCGCCGGGCTTCAGCAGACCAAGGTCGGCGCGACTATGGAGCAGATGGGCAAGCAGGCCTGGGAGAATGGCGTTATCCCGCTCGGCAAGCTCGCGGCCGACGAGCTGAAGCGGTCGCTGCTGCCGCAGTTCGGGCGGGCCGACGGCCTCAATGTCGTCTTCGACGCGTCGAAGGTCCCGGCGATGCAGGAGGACCAGGACAAGAAGGTGGAGCGCTGGACGCGCATTCTCGATAGCGGCGCGATCACGGTCTACACCTATCTCCAGGCGCTCGGCCTCGACGCCGACGACAGCCACCGCATCTATCTGCGCAAGATATCGGTGATCGAGGTTCCCGAGAATGGCGAGCGCCCCGATCCCACGGCCGAACCCAAGGCACGCGGTGCAAAGGGCCGCGCCGTAAGCCGCGGCGCCTACAAGCGCGGTGCCGCCTATCTGCTGATGCTTCAGCGGCAGGAACCGGGCCTGCAAGAGGCGTTCAAGAAGCCTCTCATCGCCTTCTTCGAGAAGCTCGGAAAGGCCGCGGCCGATGCGTCAGGCGATCTCCTCGAGGCGGAGCTGGGGAAGGCAGCCAAGGGGGTGCGGGGCGCCAAGGGCGATGAGTTGATCGTCGAGACGATCCTTGACCGGTTGGGCATTCCCAAATGGGCTAGCGAGCTGCGCCAGCTCTATGAGGCGCATTATCTGGAGATAGCCGAGGCGAGCGGCGAAGCGGCCGAGGCCGCGGGGCTTGGCGCGTCGCTGCCCGATCCGGTCGCGCGGTCGATCGTCGCGGCGGGCGGGCGCCGCGCCGGGCTGATCGATCTCGACCGCCAGACGCGCGCGGCGCTGTTCGAGGCGCTGGCGGAGGGACGCGCGGAGGGCGAAGGCGCGGCGCAGCTCGCGGCGCGCATCCTTCCCTTGGTCGCGAGCGGACCGTCTTCCGACCCCGAGGTCCGCGCGCTGCGGATCGCGCGGACCGAGGCAAAATATGCGCAGAACATCTCGACGATCGAACGCGGCCGCGCGGCGGGCGTCTCCAGCTTCATCGTCTTCGACGGCCGTCTCGGGCCGGGGCGGTCGCTGCTTTCCCACATGGCGCGCGACGGGTCGATCGTCGGCATCCAGCAGGCGGCGGTGATGGCCGACGCCGAGCACCCGAACGGCACGCTGAGCTTTGCCCCCAATTTTGAAGAGGACGAATGATGCAGATCAAGAGCATGACCATCAAGTCGATGGACGAGGCCGGCAAGGGATTGGCCGAGCTGGCGACGCTGTCGGCGGTCGACAATGACGGCGATACCTATGACCGCGGCGCCTTTGGCTGGAAGCCGGGCGGTCACCAGTGGGCGATGATGATGCCCGCGCACGATCGGCGAAAGATGCCGTTCGGCAAGGCGCGCGTCTATGAAGAGGGCGACAAGGCCTTTGCCGAGCTGAACCTGAACCTCAAGACGTCGGCGGGGCGCGACTGGCACCAGGCGCTGCTCTTCGATCTCGAAACCGGCGACCCGGTGCAGGAATGGTCCTATGGCTACAACATCGTCGATATGGACTATCGGGTCAGCGGCAACAGCCGGGTGCGTGTGCTGAAGCGGCTCGATGTCGATGAAGTCTCACCCGTGCTGCGCGGGGCCGGCGTTGGCACCCGCACCCTGTCGATCAAGGGCGCGAAGCTGCGCGACGAGCATCTCGTGGGGCTGATCACCGATCTGGGCGCGGTCGCCTCGGCGGTCGATGCCGACCCCGCTGCGGTATCGGCATCCGGGCTGAAGCAGCTCCGCGAGATCAAGGACGCGATCACTCGCGTGCTTGCCGGCGACGACGGCACCGATGACCCCGCGAAGGCCGCATCGACGGTCGCGACCGATACGGCGCTGACTCATCTCATGATGCACCGGGACAGCCTTCGCCGGTTCGGTCGCTGATCGCCGCAGAACGCGTTCCGGATGCCTCAGGCGCCCCGTCTGCCCGCGCGGGCACCCTCTTTACGCCCTGTGGGCCTTCTTAGCGCTTCTTAGTGGCCTTTCGGTCGGCCCGCCTCCCCCTCGTTTGCGAGGTGGCGGCGGGCCGGTTGTCTTTTGGGGTCCGCTTCGTTTAGATGGGGACCGATCACCGCATCGCCATCAACCTGTTGCGCCGGACACGTGTCCGGGGCGCATGGCCGTTCGCGCTGCTGCCACATGGGCCGGACGTCTCGCCTTTCGCGGGGCCAGACATTCCGACCCATAGGGAGCAGCAATATGACGGTGAAGAGTTTGACCCTGAAGGATGCGCGCGAGAAGGCGCAGAAGCTTCAGGATGATCTGGGAACGGTGTTCGCCGAGGCGAAGACCGGCGACGGCCAGTATGATTACAACAAGGTCGAATTCTTCGGCGCCGAGCTGAAGGGCAAGTCGATCGACGTCGCCAAGCGGGTGAAGGAACTCGACACCGAACTCAACGAAGTCATGGAGCATGTCGAAACGCTCCAGGAGGCCGAAGAGGCCGCGAAGGCTCACGGCGGCCGTGCGAAGGCGCTGCGCAGCTTCTCGCTGCCGGGTGGCGCGGGCGGCGGCGCCAAGGGCGGCCAGGAACCGAACTTCAAATCGATCGGCGAGATGGCGACCGAAACGAAGGCATTCCAGGACTGGCTGGCGAAGGGTTGCCCCGATGGCGTCACGATCACGCTCGACGTCAATCCGAGCGACATGCTGGCCGGCGCCCTCGACTTCAACACGATGGGCGGCGGCGCGAAGGCGCTGATGTCGACGGCCGCGGGCTTCGCGCCGCAGAGCATCCGCCAGCCGGGCTTTGTCGAAGCGGTTACCCGCCCGATCCAGATGCTCGATATCATTCCGACCTTCCCGACCGGCCAGCCGACGGTCAAATATATGGAAGAAACAACCCGCACCCATGGCGCGGTCGAAATCGCCGAGGGTGGCGCCTATGGCGAATCCACCTTCATCTTCACCGAGAAGGAATCGCCCGTCCGCAAGATCGGCGACAGCCTGCCCGTCACCGACGAGCAGCTTGAAGACGAAGCCATGATGCAGGGCTATATCACCACGCGTCTGCCCTTCGGCGTCCGCCAGCGGCTCGATGGCCAGATCATCGTGGGCAACGGCACCGCGCCGAACCTGCGCGGGCTGAAGAATGTCGTTGGTATCCAGGCGCAAGCCAAGGGTGCCGACCCGGTGCCCGACGCGTTCTACAAGGGGATGACCAAGGTGCGCCTGGTCGGCCGCGCGATCGCGTCGCACCATGTGATGCACCCGACTAACTGGGAAGGCATCCGCCTGCTCCGCACGGTCGACGGCGTCTATATCTGGGGCAGCCCGAGCGAGGCCGGCCCGGAACGTCTGTGGGGCCTGCCCGTCGTGCAGAACGACGCCGATGCCGCGGGCACCGGTTATGTCGGTTCGTTCCGTCCCGATACGGTCAGCCTGCACGAGAAGCGCGGCATCGACATCCAGATCGGCTTCGTCGGTACGCAGTTCGTCGAGGGCAAGCGTACCGTGCGCGCGGACACGCGCGTCGCGCTCGTCTGGTGGCGCCCGCCCGCCTTCTGCCAGATCACGGGCCTCTAATCGCCAGGGGGTTGGCGAGCTGGCCGGGCGCGATCTCTCTCCCCGCGCCCGGCCAGCATTTATCGAAAGGATAGTTCATGCCCACGATCACGGGTTTTTCGCGGCCTGTCGGATGCGCGCTCATCAGGGGCGGAGCAATCGGCGAGTTCACTGTCCCCGGCAAGCTGAAGCCGGGCGACACGCTGCTGTCGGTCGAGCACATCACCGACGGCTCCCCCCCGACGCGGGTCGACCGGACCGCAGAATTCGCGATCCACGCCACCAAGGGCAACACGATCCAAAACACCACCACGATTACCACGGGCGGCTTCCTGCACGTCCTATGGTCCAGCACGGAGTAGAGTTTCATGATCAACATGATCGCGAAGGATCGGCTGTATCTTACTGCCGACAAAGGGCGTCTGGTTCGCGAGGGCGACCCGGATGGTGCGTTTCTCTATTGCGCCCCCGGCGATGAATTTCCGCCCTCGGCGGTCGAGCGCTTCAAGCTGGTCGACGGGACGATCGGCAAGGGCAACGGCGGGAAGGAAGCGCCCGTCAAGCCGAACAAGGAAAAGCAGCCAGGCGGCGACAAGGAAAAATCGCCCGATGGCGACAAGGGCGGGACCAAGGGCGCGGGCGGCGACGCTACGCCGGGCGCCGACGATCTGACGCCCGACGATCTGACCAGGGTGAAGTATATCGGCGCGGCGTCGGCCGCGGCGCTGGTCGCAGCCGGCATCTCGACGATCGCGGCGATCGCGGCGATCGACCCGGCGAACCCGCCCGCGGTCGAGGGCATGGGTGCGCGCGTGAACTGGGGCGCGATCGTCGAATCGGCGGTCGAGCTGCAAAAGGCTGCCGAGGGCGCAGGCGGGGCCGGAAACGGCGACGCGGGTCAGGACGAGAGCTGATCCATGGCGCTGCTCGACCGGGTCAAGGAACGTAGCGGGTCGGACCTGTCCGACACCGAGCTGGAGGCGATCATCCTTGCGATCGTCGCCGAGCTCGACGCGCATCCGCGCCTTGGCCCGGCCGGGCCGGTCACAAAGGAGATCGGCGATCCGAGCGATCCGCATAGCCGTTTCTTTCACACGCTGCGCGTCGCGCCGCCGATCGGCGCGGGGCCGGTGACGATCGTCGAACTCGATCCAGGCAACAGCGGCGATCCCGGCGCCGAAACACCGTTGATGCAGGGCGACTATCGCGTCCTTCACGACGGACGGACGATCCAGCGGCTGACCAGCGGCCCGAACGGCCGCACCTATTGGGCGCCGCTCGTCCGCATCACCTACACGCCCGCGGGCATCAGCACGGCGGCGCGCGAAGAGGCCATCATCAAGATCGCGATGATCGACCTGTCCTATCGCGGCGGGATGAAGTCCGAACGCGCGGGCGACTATTCGATCACGCTGAGCGGCGACCCGGTCGCCGATCGCGAAGCCGTCATCGCCGGGCTGGTCCCGGCCAGCGGGTTTCTGCTCGCATGAGATGGCGCGCGCCGACCGAGCGGACACAGCAGAAGCTGCTATTGCCGATCCTGATCCCGATGGGGATCGCCGCGATCTTCTTCGCGCTGTTCGTTCGCGCGCATGAAGCGTGGACCGCGCGGCTGCGCCGCAAGGGCTGGCATCGCTGGTTCGCATGGCGTCCGGTCCGGCTTGGCCCGCATCGCAGCGATCCGTGGGTATGGCTGGAGACGATCGAGCGCCATGCCCGCGAATATCATGAGGGCTTTGCCTATCGTCCGCGCGGCGGTGCCGCATGAGCGACGGTGAATTCCCCTTCGGCGACGATCCGTTCGACGCCTTTATCGATTGCGCCTGCTGCGGCCTCGACTTCATGCCCGGCGATATGGACGGCGAGCATTGTCGCGATTGTGCCGACGAATTGTTCGGTGACGCCAATGATTGACCGCAAGATCATCGACAAGATCAGGAAGCTGCTCGCCCTGGGCAAGGGTTCGACCGAGCATGAGGCGGCGTCGGCGCTCGCGAAGGCGCGGGCGCTGATGGACGAGCACGGCATCACCGAGGCGCATCTCGCCATGGCCGAGATCGAAGAAGCGACCGCTCGCGGATCGCGCGCGGTGCGTCCGCCGAAGTGGGAAACGCTGCTCGCCCGCGCCGTCGAACATGCGCTGGACGTGTATAGCTTCATCGACGGCACCGGGAAGCGGACCTTCATCGGACGCGGACCTTCGGCCGAGATCGCGGCCTATGCCTTCGCGGTGTTGTTCCGGACGCTGAAGGCGCAGCGCCAAGCCTATTTGGCTGGGCCGCTGAAGCGGGTGAAGCTCGCCCGCAAACGGCTGCGGGCCGACGTGTTTTGCGAAGGCTGGGCCTTCGCCGTCCGACGCAAGATCGCGGAGCTGGTCCCTGAACGCCCCGCCGACCCGCTGCGCGATCAGTATCTCGCCGAGCATTATCCCGAACTCTCCTCGGTGACCGCGCGCAGCGCGAAGCTGTCGGCGACGAAGGTCATCGGCGACTTTTGGGCGGGCCACGATGCTGGCCGCGAGGTCGATCTTCATTCGGGCGTTGCGGGCGCCGCCGCTCCGTTGGCGCTACCGGCATGATCGGCCGTCGCCTCACCATGATCGCGCATGTCGAGCGCAGCAGCGTGACGGGCAAGGATGCCTGGAACATGCCGCTGGCGCCCGACTATCAGCCGCACGCCGAGGTGCCGTGCTTTGGCTGGGTGCCGAAGGCCGGGATCGACATCGTCGACGGCAAGAAGGCCGTGACGCGGCAGGACGTGCGGATGATGTTCGCGCTGGGCATCGACCTGCGCGCGGGCGACCAGATCGCGAAGATCACCGACCGCCAGGGCAAGGTGCTCCACCACGGCCCGCTGCGTGTCGAGGGGCAGATCGACTTCAAGCATAACCACCAGGAGGTGGCGCTGGTGAGGGTCGCCTGATGCAGGTTGGAGTTATCCAAGGCGCGACGCGGATCGTCGGGCGATCGCAAGGCTATTTCGGCCTGCCGATCCGCGACGACGCGATCAATTGTTCGGTCAATGGCCCTGATACACCTTCCATGACCACGGCGTGGATTCCGACGCCTGCCGAGCTGGCCGCGCTCAATGCCGGGGCGGCGGTTCATGTTCGCATTCTCGGTCGGACTCCGGCGCCGATGGCCGTCGAGGTTGGGCCGGTCCCGTCGACCGACGATCGCGAGAGCCTTGCTCCCGAAGGGGCGCCCCATGGCTGAGGAAAGCCTGAAATGGAACGGCCCCGCGGTGACGGCGAAGCTGAAGGCGGCGCAGGTCGCGGGCGTCAACCGGACGATGGGCCAATGCGTCAACCAGGCGAAGCGGAGCCATAACTGGCAGAACCGCACCGGCGTGCTGGAAGGCGGGATCACGATCGTCGGCTATGCCGCGCCCGAGGGCAAAGGCGTCAAGGGGACATGGGGCGTCCATGACGTGCGCTATGCGCTGATCCACGAGCTGGGCGGCGTGATCCGTCCGGTGCGAGCGCAAGCGCTGGCGATCCCGCAGCCGGACGGCAGCGTCCGGTTCGTGAAGTCGGTGACCATCCCGGCGCGGCCCTATCTGCGGCCCGCCGCCGACATCTTCTATCCGGCGCTCGTCGGCAATATCCGCAGCGCTTATGAGAAGGGAGGCCGCGATGGCGGAGCCTGACATCATCGGCGCGCTTCGCCATCTGGTCGCCATCGATCCGGCGACGATCCTGATCGCGGGCGACAATGTCTTCGGCGGCGAGCTGCCGCCCGAGTTCGAGATGCCGCAGCGCGCGATCCTGATCACGGCGTCGGGTGGTCCCGAAGTCCGCTATGGGCGGGCCGCGCTCGATATGCAGCGGGTCGATGTCGTCGGCTATGGCATGACGCCGGCCGACGCCGACCTTGCCCGCCGTACCGCCTGCCAGCGCATGTGGAGCATCGATCGCGAGGTCGCGCTGGGCGTGCTCATTCACGAGGCGAGCAACGCAGGCGGCTTTTCCCAGGCGCGCGATCGCGACGGCCAGTGGCCGCAGTCCTTTCGATCCTTTTCCGTTCTCTATTCCTTGCAGGAGGTTCTCTAAATGCCCGCTCCCTATGAAATTCTCGCCGGTCCGCTCGATCTGTGGCTCGCGCCGGTCGGCACGGCCTTTCCCGTGATCGGCGCCGCGCCGGCTGGCCCCTGGGCGATGGTCGGCACGGCGGGCAAGCGCAACTATGCCGACGATGGCCTTGCGGTGCAGCACACGCAGAAGATCGACACGGCGACGCCCGCAGGCGCGATCGCGCCGGTCAAGGCGTGGCGGACCGAGGAAGGGCTGATCGTTACGGTCACCATGTGGGACATGTCGCTGGAGCATTATACGATAGCGCTGGGCGGCGCGGCGCCGACGACGGTGGCGGCAGCCGTGGGCACGCCAGGCACCAAGAAGATCGGTCTGTCGCGCGGACCCGATGTCGTGACCTATGCGCTGCTGGCGCGTGGCAACTCCGCCTATGGCGACAACTACAAGGGCCAATATGAGGTGCCGGTCTGCTTCCAGAATGCCAGCCCCAAGCCGGTGTTCGCCAAGGGGAAGCCTTCCGGCCTCGAACTGGAGTTCATGGCGCTCGAATCGTCGGCGGCGGCGAGCGAGCTGGAGCGCTTCGGCCACCTGATCATGCAGCACCAGGCGGCGCTGCCGTAATGGGGAATGGCCGCGATCTGCTCGATCGCGCGCGCAAGGTAGCGGACGAGCTGCGCGGCCATAAGCGCGCGGCTCGTATCGCGCGCGAAGGTGCCCAGGCGGCAGCGGCGGAACTCGCCAAGATCAAGGCCGAGTGCGATCGCCTGGGGATCGCCTTCACGGTCCTGCCGGACAGGTGTCCGGGGCGCATCGACGGATAGGGCCGGGCATAGCCCGGCCTTCACCCGGCGAAGGAGCGTTCCATGGCCACCGACCAAGTCCTAGATATCACGACGCTGATCAAGCGTCCCAAAATCAAGATCGACGACAAGCTCTATGACATCCTCTCGGTCGAGGAATTGTCGGTCGTCGACAATCAGCGCTTTGCCCTGTGGGGCACCGAGCTTCAGCAGCTTGTCGCCGACAAGGCGAAGGCCGACGAACTGACCAAGTTGATCGATGATCTCTCCGAGAAGGTTCTGGTCGGCGTTCCCGAAAATGTCTTCGCCAAGCTGAGCGGCACGCACCGGTTCGAGGTGGTCGAGGCTTTTACCATGCTCCTGCTGCGTCGAAAGGCCATGGTGGCGGGAGCGATCGCAAAGACGATGGGCCTTGCGACTGGGGAAGCATTATCCCCCGGCTCCAACGGTTCTTTGGGGGACACCCCGGATGGTGGTTCTTTGAAGCCCCAGTAGCGATCGTGCGGGCCTATTCGACGATGCTCCCGCGGCTCGATGCCGAGGAGCGGCTGGCGAGTATCGACGTCCAGGCGCTCGCCTTTGGCGCGCTCCAGTCCGAGGACGCCGATCGCATCCTCACCCACCTTCAGTGCGCGCGCGACGGCATCGTCCCCGAGCCGACGAAGCCCATGATCGCGACGCCCGAGGCGATGGCGGCGATGGGCATCGGCGTGACGATCGTCGGCGCCGACGGAGAGCCGATCCATGACTGAGATATTGGGCGAAGCCCTGTTGGTGCTGCGCACCGACGATCAGGGCTATGATCGGGGCGTCGACAATGCCGAGACGAAGGGGCGCCGCCTCGGCGCCACGCTCGACAATACGCGCGATAGCGCGGTCGAGCTGGGCCACGCGCTCGGCACGGCGGGGACGCAAGCCGATGGCGCCGCCGCGGCGATGAACCGCGAGGCGGTGGCGGCGCAGGCGTCGGTCCCGGCGCTGCGCAACCACGGCATGGCGGTCAACACGATCGCCGACAATTCGCGCAAGGCGGCGATGCAGCAGAAGATGCTGCTGTTCCAGCTCAACGATATCGGCGTCTCGCTGGCGGGCGGGATGAACCCGCTGATGGTCCTGGTGCAGCAGGGCAGCCAGATCGCGCAAATCTATGGCGACGGCGAAGGCGGGGTCGGCGGCGCGTTTCGCGACACGGGCGCCATGCTGGGCAATTTCGTCAAGCGCTTCCCGCTGGTCACTGCCGCGACGGTCGGGAGCGCCGCCGCGATCGGCGGCATGACCTATGAGATCAACCAGCTTTCCAAAGAGACGGTCAATTATGGCGATGTCGCGCTCGCGACGTGGCAGGTGATCGCCGACGGGCTGGCGTCGTTCTTGAAGCCCGCGATCGATGCCGTCGCGCCGTGGTTCCAGTCGGCATGGGAGATGATCGTCGCCGGGGTCAAATGGACCGGCAACCTGATCATCAACAGCTTTCGCGCGGCGTTCGAGGACATCAAGTTCGTGTGGACGAACTTCCCCGACATCATCGGCGCCGCGGTGACCGGCGCGGTCAATCTGGTGATCGACGGCATCAACGTGATGGTGCAGGCGAGCATCGCCGGGGTGAACAAGCTGATCAAGGGCATCAACGGTGCGGTGTCGGCGGTGGGCGGCGAAAAGGCGCTGGAGTTCTTCGGCTTCAGCGGCGCCATTCCCGAAATGAGCGCGCCGGTGATCGGCCGCATGGCCAACCCCGCCGCGGGGCGGCTGAGCAAGGCGGCGGAAGGCCGCAACAAGCGCGTCGCCGAGATCATGGCCAGCGACCCGCTGGGCGAGTTCTTTGGCGCGGTGAGCGAGCAGGCGCAGAAGAATGCCCGGAAGCGCAAGGCGAAAGACGACAAGGACAAGAAGGGCGGTTCGCAGCGCCCCGATCAGCCGGATCAGGCGGAGGACCGGTATCAGCGCGACCTGAACACGATCCTGCTCCAGAGCCTCGCCATCCGGCGCAACCTCGCGACGACGATCGAGGAGCGCTATCGGCTCGAACGCCAGGCGCTCGATATCGTGAACGCGCAAACGCGGCTGGAGCTTCAGAACAACGATAAATTCACGGCCGCGCAGAAGGCGGAGTTGCTGTCGAAACTGGCGATCCGGGAAAGCCTTGAGAAGGAGTTGCTCGCCCGAAAAGAAGCCGAGGAACTGGCTCGCGAGGCGCTCCAGATCGCTCAAGCGTCGATGCAAAACGAGCGCGACCTTGGGGATAGAGGGCTTCGTCTCGCACGCACGCGGGCCGAGCGCCGTGCCATCGAGCTGCGTCTTCTCGCCCTCGCCTATCAGCAGGAGCGAACGGAGCTACAGGCCACCGTGGCCAGCCAGTCCGCATCGGAGGCGCAGAAGAAGATCGCCGAGGCCCGTCTTCGCGTTCTTGATCAGTTGCAGGCTGGCGATCGGGCCGGGATCGACCAGCAATATGAAAGCCCGCTCCAGCGCTATCGGCGCGAGGTCCGCGATTTCGGCAAGAACATCAACGACGAGATGGAAAATGTCGAGGTCAACGGACTTCGGGCGCTGAACGATGGCCTGACGGATGTCATCATGGGCGCAAGGTCGTTGGGTGATGTTTTCAAGGAGGTCGCCAACCAGATTATCGCCGATCTGCTTCGTATCGCGGTGCAGCAGATGGTCATCATGCCATTGCTTAATGCCTTGGGCGGCGGCCGGGGAAGCGGCTCGGCTATGAGCAGCATAGGTTCGGGGGTCGGATCGTTCCTGAAGAATGCCGGCCTCTTTGCCCACGGCGGCACGATCCCGACCGGCAGCTTCGGCATCGTCGGCGAGCGTGGTCCCGAGCCGGTTATTTCGACACCGCGCGGTGCGCTCGTCCGTCCGAACAGCACGCTCAACAGCGGCGCCTTCCGCCCCGCTGGCGGGAATGTCTCGATCCCGATCACAATCGACGCGACGGGGGCCGACCCCGCAGCGCTGGGCCGCGTGCAGGCGAGCGTGGACCGGCTGCGCGCCGAGCTGCCGGGCCAGATCGTGCGAACGGTCCAGGACGCGGGCGATCGGCGCCTGTTCACCGCGAGGAGCTGGTCATGATGCATCCCCTTTCCATGCCCGAGCTTCCTGCCGGGATCGCGCGCGTCCAGTTCGAGCCGGAACGGGTCGATTATGCTGCGCCCGAGGCGAGCGGTCGGCAGGGCGGCGTGCAGGCCGGGTGGCCGCTGTGGCTCGCGACTTTCGAGCTGGAGAAGGTCGACCGCGATTCGGCGGACCTGTGGCGCGGGTTCATCGCGCGGCTGCGCGGGCGGCAGCGGCTGTTCCTGGCGAGCGATCCGACGCGGCTTTATCCCAAGGAGGCGAAACCGGGCTTTGCCGGAATGACCCGGCCCGGTGGCGCCGCGTTCGACGGATCGGCGCTGGCCTGGGCACAGAATGTCGATGCAGACGGAAACGCCGAGATCGGCTTGACCGGCCTTCCCGAAGGGCTGGCCCTGTCGCTGGGCGATTTCATCGGGTTCAAATGGAATGCAGCGGGCGCCGCGGCGGGCACATATGGCCGGCGCACGATGGCCCGCGTCGTGGTGCCGAGTGTCGTGTCGGCGGGCGGCGCGATCACGGTCGGCGTCGAACCGCCGTTGGACATGCTCGTCGTTCCCGCGGGCGCCGTCGCGCACCTCGACCGCCCGGCGTGCCTGATGCGCCAGATACCCGACCGGAGCAGCATCGGGTCGATCGGCGCGGGCGGCGCGCTGTCGGGTGCGGTGCTGGTCGCGGGGCAGGATTTGCGGCCGTGAAGTCGATCACCAATGCCGCATTGGCCGCGCTGGCCGACGGGACCGCGATCGTCGTCGGCGCGGTCGAGGTCGCGTCCGACCCGCCCGTCCGCGTGTGGGGCGGCAACGGGCCGATCGAGCTGGGCGGCAATTTGTTCGACCCGATCGGCGACCGCAGCCTTGTCCAGGTCGCGGGCGGCGCGCTGGGTTCGTCGGCGCAGGGGATCACCCTGTCGCTGTCAGGCATCGAGGAGTATGTGCTGGAGCTGCTCGACGCCGAGGAGGTCGAGCAGGCCAGCGCCGCCTTGTGGCGGACGATCTGGGCGGGTGACGGCTGCACGCTGCTCGATGCCCATATCTGGGCGCGCGGGCGGCTCGACGAGATGCTCCGCGAGGATGATGTGGGCGGCACGTCGACGCTGTCGGCCAGCCTGGAGACAGCGGCGCGCGGCCTCGGCCGTGCAGGCGGGCGGATGCGCACCGATGCCGACCAGCGGCTGATCAAGCCGAACGACGGATTTTTCCGCAAGGTCGCCTTTGCCGGGGAGCTGACGCTGTATTGGGGTGGGCGCAAGCCCACGAATGCCGGAACCGCGCTGGGCGGATCGGTCGGCGGCGGCAGCGGTGGCGGGCGCAGCTTCCGCGAGTTCCTCAAATGAGCGGCCCGGTGCGCGATATCGCCGCGCTGATCGAGCTGCTCGACGCGCGCATCGATATGCCCTTCGGCTGGCGCAGCGGGAACGACTGCGCGCGCTTCGCCGATGCCGCGATTGCAGCGCAGGCGAAGGTCAGCGTGATCGGCGACTGGCAGTGGACGAGCCGCCGCGAGGCACGCGAGGTGATCGCCGCGCAGGGCGGGTTCGAGGCCGCGATGGATCGGCGGCTTGGCCGGGTGCCGCCCGCGCTGGCGCAGCGCGGCGATATCGCAGGGGTCGCCGACCCGATGTTCGGAATCCGGTTGATGGTGGTCGAGGGCGCGACGCTGGTCGGGCCGGGACGCCGCGGCCTGGAACGGGTGGCGCGGTCGGAGATGACCGTCGCCTGGGACGTGATGACGGCGGCGGCGAAGGCATGAGCAAGGTCGTCAAGGTCATAGCCGGCGCCGCGCTGGCGGTCGTCGGCGTAGCCACCGGCAATTGGCAGCTCGCGATCGCGGGCGTGTCGATGATCGGCGGGGCGCTTCTCCAGCCGAAGCTGGGCAACAAGAAGCGCGCGGCCTCGTCGTCGCAGGTGCAAATCGGCGAGGTGCCGCGC